TTTCGGGCCGCTATCAGTGCGACAACTAGCGCAGGCAGGGGGGCAGCTCACAGCAGTGGCGAATCATCAGGTAAATACGTTGGTGAGAACTAGCGTCAATCAAGTAGCAAATGCGATCAGCCAAGCCACCTATAAGGCCAACGCTGAAATCACCGAGAAATACAAATATGTTGCGACGCTGGATTCACGAACTTCGGCACGCTGCAAGGCGTTAGATCAGCAGGTGTTTGAGTACGGCAAGGGGCCAACACCCCCGCAACATTTCAACTGCAGATCAACGACCGTCCCAGAGATCGATTATGCAGCGCTAGGGATGCCTGAACCGCCACCTAGCGCAATACGCAGGCCGGGCATTATTTCAGGGCCGATGAGCAAAGCAGCCAAGACGCGGACGGTTCCGGCGAATCAGTCTTATGGGGAATGGTTGCAGGAGCAAGGCGACAACGTAAAGCGCGATGTTTTGGGGCCTAGCAGGATCCCTTATTGGAACAAGCTGGTGAAGAAATACGGGCCAGAAGATGCAATCCGTAAGTTTGTCGCGAATGATGGTTCAGAGCTGACATTGAAGCAGCTCAAAGCAAGGTACGGGCAACCGTAGAATGAGAGCAGCAGCGACTTAGCTATGAAATGCGGCGGTTATAAGAAGCCAAAAGGCACCAAGAAAGGCGGTAAGAAGAAATGAGAAAAGGGCAGCGAGTCAGCTGGGTTTATCAAGGCAAGCGCACGTTTGGCACTGTTACCGCAATGGGCGGGGCCAGGGCAGCGATCAAAGGCCCTAGAGGTGGCAACATCGTTAGGGTCGGCACTGCTGATGATCCAGTGGTCAAACTCAAATCAGAATCGACAGGCAACCCAGTCCTGAAGCGTCGATCACAGTTGAAGGCAGCACCAAAGAAAAAGTGAGCATCAAGCGCGGCGGCCATACGTTTGACGGTTACAACAAGCCGATCCGAACGCCAAACCATCCCAGCGGCAAAAGCCACGCTGTAGTGGTGAAGGCGGACGGCAAACCGAAGCTGATTCGGTTTGGAATGCAAGGCGCAAAGCCAAAGCCGCCACGTAAAGGTGAGTCAGCTGCTGATAAAGCAAAACGCGCATCATTCAAAGCGCGACATGCGAAAAACATCGCCAAAGGCAAAACTTCTGCAGCCTATTGGGCGAATAAAGTAAAGTGGTGAGGCAAATAAGCCTTACGGGTTTCACATGACCGACGAGATTACGTCTCAAGAGCAAGAACAACCAGCAGCTGATGTTGAGGCGCTAAAGAAAAGCGTTGAAGCATTAGAGCGCAAGAATTATGAGCTGATTGGCAAGCTGAACAAAGCAAAAGCTGCTGATGTTGACGTTCAGGCCCTGATTGACTTCAAGGCAAAGGCTGAGCAAGACCAACTGGAAAGCAAAGGCCAATACGCCGAGGCCAAAGCTGCACTTGAGCAGCAGTTCAGGGAATCAGCTACTGAGAAAGACAAGCGGATCGCGGAGCTGACCGATCGGGTGCAAGAACTTGAGTTGATGGCACCAGCCGTCAGCGCATTGTCTGATGTGGTGCATGACCCTCAACTGGTGCTTAACACCCAGTTGAAACGCGACCAAATACAGCGTGAGCCTGATGGCACTGTCGTGGTGGTTGATGGCTATGAGCGCACCCCCGTTGGGGAATGGGCAAAGGCCAAAACACCGGCATGGATGCAAAAGGCACCAAAGCCGCAGGGCAGCGGGGCTCCATCGTCGAGGGCTAGCGGTGAGATCACACCAGGCACAAAGAACCCGTTTAGTGCTGAAAACTTCAACCTGACAGAGCAGTCACGACTGTATAAAACAGATCGTGATTTGTACGAGAGGTTAAAGAATGCTGCAAGCCGCTAATATGTTGTGAAGGTGAAGCTACGCAGAGCCGGAAGGGTTACGCCCGAAAAATAAACAACCATTTTTAGGAGGTTAGTCATGGCGGTTCTGCGCAGTGACATCATCATCCCGGAGATTTTTACTCCATATTTGATCGAAGAATCAACGCGGCGTGACGCATTTTTGCAAAGCGGTGTTGTGCAACCATTGGCGCAGCTTGATGCGTCTGAGGATGGCGGCGATTTCGTCAATGTGCCATTTTTCTCAGCCAATTTAGCTGGCGATTTTGAAGTTCTGTCTGACAGCTCTTCACTGACTCCAGGCAAGATCACAGCCGACAAGCAAGTAGGCGTCGTGCTCCATCGTGGCCGTGCGTTTGAATCCCGTGATTTAGCAGCGTTGGCATCTGGGGCTGACCCGATGGCCGCTATTGGCCAGAAGATGGCCAACTATGTGAACCATCAGCGTCAAAAGGACTTGCTCGCATGTCTCAGCGGTGTGTTTGGCCCGGTCAACAACACGTCATCTGCTGCCGCGTTCTTTGAGCTAACGATCGACGGTGAATCTGGCGATACTCCAACATCGCTCAGCCCCCGTCAGGTTTCGCAGGCCCGTGCATTGCTCGGTGATCAAGGCGAAAAGCTGAACACAATCGTGATGCACTCAAAGACCTATTACGAGTTGGTGGAACGTCGTGCTGTTGATTATGTCAAGGCAACAGATGTTGCCGGCGGGGATGCAACTGCATCCGGCGGGTCAATCGCTAACGCCTATGGAGAGGTCACAGTCCCGACCTACTTGGGGATGCGAGTCATCGTCTCTGATGACGTGAACACCGTTGGATCTGGTGCATCGACTGAATACGCCGTTTACATGTTCTCTCAGGGCAGCGTTGGCAGCGGCGAGCAGGCTGGCATTCAGACCGAAACTGACCGGGACATCTTGCAAAAGTCTGATGCAATGTCAATCGATCTTCATTACGTCTACCACCCAGTGGGCGCAAAGTGGGCCGTGACTGATGCAAACCCAAATCGCACCCAGTTAGCAACTGCTTCCAACTGGAGCAAAGTGTACGAAACCAAGAATATTGGAATCGTGCGTGCAACCGTCGTTTCTTCAATGGATTGATCAATCATGGCAAGTATCTTTGAGACATCCGCCGGGCTGGCCATTGGCTATACCTCCGGCGGGGCTGTAACCCAGCTCACAAGCAAGGCAACAGGCGTAACCGTGAACGCTCCATCAGGGGCTATCACGACTGACGATGCATCACTGGCCGGTAACGCTGAGGTGACTTTTACCGTCACCAACAGCTCTGTTACCGCTAGTGACGTGGTTCTGGTCAGCGTCCAGTCTGGCGCGAGCACAGGGCTCTATCTGGCGTTTGTGTCCGCCACTGCTGCAGGAAGTTTCGATGTCACACTCTCAAACCTCGGTTCAACCGCTGGTGAGGCCGTGGTCATTAACTTTGCAGTGATGAAGGCTGCAGCCTCATAACCATGGGGCTCTACGCTTTTAGGAGGAAGGCGAAGGAGCAGGAAGCAGCAGCAGCCACCGCCAAGGCTGTTGCTGCTCCGGCACCGGAGGAGACCAGCAAACAGGAATCGACTGATGGCAGTAGTAATCGTCGCAACAGCAGGAGCCGCAAACGCAAACTCTTACCTGACGCTGACTGACGCTGATGCGTTGGTGGATGCAATGGTGTTGGGTTCTGATGCCTCAAAATGGGGCACAGGTAACGTTGATTCACGAAACAGGGCGCTTGCAGCTGCTGCACAACGCCTAGACCGTGAGCGGTTCCTTGGTGCTCGCGCAACCGATACGCAGGCATTGCAATGGCCACGGACAGGAGTGCGAAAGCCGGACACGTATTCAAGCCGATATTCAACCGGCTTCCCGTTTACGATCACGGCTGATTATTACACAGACACCGAGATCCCAGATCAGATTCAGCGGGCTCAAATTGAGCTGGCGGTTTATCTGCACAACAATAAGGACGGCATTGGCCTGAGTGGGCTTGAGGATTACAAGAGCGTGTCGATCGGAAGCATCAGCATCACGCCAAACCTGACATCAGGCGCGGTCGGAGCTGACCGGGTGCCGCCAATGTATGAACGCCTGCTAACCGGCCTTAGAATCAGCGGACCAGGCAACATTGCAATCAGAAGGAGCTAACGATGAGCTATCCAGGCTACGAGTATCTCAACCCGCATTTCATCAGCGATACCGCTGTGCATACGGGTCGTTTTTGGAAGATTGTATCACTAGAGGATTCAGAGTTCCATACGCTCGTTGGTGAAAACTTCACCGGCAATGCTTTGAGTTCAGTTGTTTTCAAATCAAGCTGTGAGATTCATGGAGTCTTTACCAGCATCAAATTGAACGGGGGGGCCGTTGTGGCTTACCGTATTTAATGGCATTGTCTAGCGCGTTGCAGAAAGCAGCGCAAAACGCGATGAAGAGCCTAGGCGGTGACGTTACGGTTCAAACCGTATCTGGTGGCGCTTATGACACAACAACAGGGCAGATCAGTGACAGCACCAGCAGCAATGAAATCAAAGGGGTGTTGCAGGGTGTATCGGATAGAGAGGTGAATGAGCTGATCCAGTCTGGCGATAAACGATTAATCATCGCAGCGGCTGACGCGGCGGCTGTCCCGACCACGCAAGACCGCGTTTTGATTTCTGGCGTTTCGCATGAAGTGATTAAGATCGACACCATTGAGCAAGACAATGAACCGCTTATCTACGAATTTATTTTGAGGGCCTAATCGTGACGCGCAACATCAAGCTTGGTGAGATTGGCGATTTCATGGGCGAGCAAGTTCAAGAGCTTGTCAAAGTCACGACTCTTGAATGGGAAAAACGAGTCAAAGAAAAAACGCCAGTAGACACAGAAAGGTTAAGAGGGGGTTGGCAAAATAAAATTGAGCCTTACGAAGGAGTAGTAAGCAATGGGGTCGAATACGCCGAGCCGGTTTGTTTTGGCAACAATCTGCCACCATCCTGGGGAGGAGAGTTCAAGACAAGACAAAACACGATCGCCGGTTTCCCTGAGCTAATCGGCAAGGAGCTTGAATCGTGGTCGAAGGAGCAGTATGAACGCATTAAGAGGAGAGACTAATGGCAGCCGCAGACCTAAATGCAGTCAGAGCCGTCATTGAGGGCAGGCTGGCCGCTGAGCTTGCAAATGCTCCGGTGATTCCAGTTGTGTTTCACAACATGGCTTATAAGCCAACCCCAAACTCTTCGTGGGCTCAATGCTTAGTGAGTTTTGGCTCTAATGAATATTTAAGTCTTGGCGGAGCTACGTCTTCAGACAATCGAATTGTTGGCTTATTACTGATCAACATTTTTTCAGCAAAAGGCGTTGGCCCTGGTGTTAATTATATGATCGGCAAACGTGTTCGAGACCTTTACAATAGGATGAACGTGTCGGGGGTTTACTTCGATGCAGCAACAGGTCCTGAGGTTCTGGGTTCACCAGCTCCTGAAGGCTACTTCCAAACTCAGGTCCGTGTGACCTTTGAATACATCGAGGAACTCTGACCATGGCTTTTTATCGCGGCGAGCAAGGCAACGTCCTTTTTAAGCATGACACTGGTGACACTCTGACTGTCGTAACGGCAGTGCGGTCATGGTCGCTGACTATCGACAAAGAGTCACTTGAAGTCACAAAAATGGGTGACACCTTTCGCGATCGAGTTGGTGGCTTAATTGGCGGCAGCGGCAGCATTGAAGTCTTTTACGAGAAGACTGCAGCGGGTGATGGCAAAGGCGATTTGATCCGTGAAATCTTGACAACCCCAGCGACTGAATCAACTGTTGCTGGTGCAGAGCTTTACACCTACGACGCAGGGAGCCAGGCGGCCACAAGCGAAAAACTTACGTTTGACTTACTAATTACATCGTCTGAGTTCAGTGCTAGCGTTGGTGAGCTGCAAATTGTGACCTTTAATTTTGATACTAAAGGCGCGATAGCTCTTACCACTGTTTCTTGATCTCGTTCATGGCTGCTTCAAATCAACGCACTGTTGACCTGCTTACCGGTGCTTTTGACCTTAGTCAGAGGCGCAAGTTTGTTGTCAACAATGCAGACGGTGAGCCTATCCTTGACTTGTATTTCAAGCCAATTACAAGGGCTGACCGTAAACGCGCCCAATCTGTTGCCAATAGTGACGAGGCTTTGGACATCAGCACACAAATGCTGTGCCAAAAAGCAGAGTTGAAAGATGGTGTCAAGGCTTTTGCTGCTGCTGATGCTGCCAAGCTGCAACGTGAATTGCCTGAGACCGTTCTGAACGATCTTGAGCTTTTCTTGTTTGGCGTTGGAGAAGAGGCGGGGATTGAAGAAGCAAAAAACGACTAAAGCAGGACAGTTGGCTCAATTTTGAGTTTTTCCTGGCCTGCGAGCTTGGCATGACGGTGAGCAAGCTTCGCACAGAGTTGTCTGATGCGGAGCTTGTTCATTTTGCTGCGTACTATCAGTTGAAGGGAGAAGAGGAGAAAAAGGCAATGGATCGCGCCAAGGCTAGACGGCGGTAAGATTGGAGCATTGCGTGAGTTGTTGTGGCAGTTTCTTCAGTCAAGCTGATTGTTGACGCACAAAACGCAGTCAACCCACTGAAGCGGGTTGCGAAAGAAACAAAGAAAGTAGAGGAAGGCGTCCGTGACGTAAATGGTCGACTTAGAGATGCGAAAGGACGTTTCATTGGTGCAGGGAAAGGCGCTCAGCAAGCTAGCGGTAGTTTTAAGTCTTTAGGTGGAGCCTTAGTAAAAGTTGCCGCAGCGTATGCAACGCTTGCCGCTGCACAGTCGGCGGTTAGAGCAGGTATTCAAAGGATTGAATCCGAAAGGCGTCTTCAGTCTTTAGCCAAAGGTTATGGAGAGGTCGCAGCTCTTTCTAATGCGGCGACTCAAGCCTCTCAGCGTTTCGGAGTTAGTCAAACAACAGCCAACAAAGCAATTGCACAGGTTTACGCAAGATTGAGGCCGGTTGGCGTCACCTTAAAAGACATTGTTAGCACTTACAACGGTTTTAATACGGCTGCAAGGATTAGCGGGTCCACTGCTGAGGAAGCCTCAAACGCGTTTACGCAATTGGCTCAAGCTTTAGGCTCTGGGGCATTGCGTGGGGATGAATTTAATAGCATTTCCGAGCAAGTTCCTGGCATCCTGACGGCAATTAGCAAGCAGACTGGAATAGCTCAAGGCAACTTAAGAAAATTTGCAGCTGAAGGGGGGATTACTGCTGATATTGTTATTGGGGCTCTAAAGCGCATCGAAGTAGAGGGCGCGGATCAACTTGCAGACGCACTAAAGGGGCCAGCGCAAGCAATTAAAGACTTTGAAAACGCAACAGAAGAAGTTCAAGTTGCTCTCACTCAAAACGTTGTCCCTCAGCTTGCCGAATCTTTTCGGGGCTTGGCTGAGTTAATTTTAAATTTAAAAGGACCCATTGAGTCCATTGGCCAGGTAGCAGCAAGCACTCTCAACCAAGTCAATAGCTTGATTGTTGCTGCTACCAGCCCCGGCGCAGTTTCTGCCAAGCGAGACATAAAAGGAGGAATACTACCTTTGAACGTTCAAGGATCAGCTGAGCTGTTTAAAGGAACAGGCCCACAAGGTAAAGGATTGAAAGGATTGCAGGAGGAGTCAATAGCACTGGCAGCTTTAAGAAAGCAAAACCGTAAAACTGTATTACTCGAATTGATGAAAAATAGGTTGGAGACTATGGACGCTCCTCCTGAAATACCTACGCTTTCGACTCCTACCCTTTCAGTACCAGTGCTGAAAAATGTCAAAAGCGGCGGCGGTAGCGGGAAAAACAAAAGTCAAACAGATCAAGCAGAAAAGCTATTAAAACAGCAACTAGAATCCGGGGCCAAATTAAGCCAGCAATTTACAAGACAAATAGAGCTTAAGGAAGCAAGCAGTGATTTAGCACGTGAAGAGTTGCAAATTGAATTTCAAAGACAAGACGCTATAGCGAGAATCGTAGAAACAGCAGAAATAAGTGAGCAAGCTGCACTTAAAGAATTGGCAAACAAAATTGCAATTCTTGATGTAGAAAAAGCGAGAGCGAAGGTCGCGGCAAAGCAAGCCAGTGATCAGCAAGAAAGAGATAAAGCAGCAGCTGAAGCCGCGCAACGTCGGCTTGAGTCTGACCCTGGATTTCAAATGCAAAAGCAATTTGAAGAGCTAATTAAACTTGAAAATCAAGTAGCAGCAGGGGCAAATGCTATTGGAAGCGCATTTAGCAATGCTTTCGTTGGCGTCATTTCTGGGGCTAAATCAGCGCAGGAAGGCTTAGCTGAAATGATGCAATCGGTAGCAAAGCATTTTCTCGATATGGCTGCAAAGATTATCGCCCAACAGACGGCAATGATTTTATATGGCACGATCATGAAGGCGCTGGGTGTTTCCATGCCGGGGAGTAGTGGATTCAATCCAGGGGCTCCAAGTATCACGGGAAATTCACTAGGCGATTTTGGCGGCGGTACGCCCTTTGCTGGAGCGTTTAGAGCCAACGGCGGCCCAGTCAGCGCAAACACGCCTTACATCGTGGGCGAACGTGGGCCGGAATTGATGGTCCCATCCACCAGCGGCATGGTGCTATCTAACAGCGAAACCCGTCAGCAGCTGGACAGTCAGCAGAGCGCAGCTAGCACTCGCGAACAGTTGGACAGTCAGCAGAGCGCAGCTAGCACTCGCGAACAGTTGGACCGTCAGCGAACCGCAGCCAGCACCATGCAACCACTGGACATTCGTTATGAATCAACGGTGATCAATAGCGTCGAGTATGTCACGGCAGAACAGCACCGCAAGGGCATGGCGCAGGCGGCTGAACGCGGCAGGGCCATGACGCTGACGACGCTGCAGAATAGCCCTAGAACTCGCAGTAAGGTTGGTATCTGATGAGCGCCTATGCATTCGTCAACTACGTTCGGTTCAAAACACAGGCCAATGCGTACACCGGCACGCCGTATCAAAATTTCAGCGTCAACCAAACGCGCACTTACAGCGGCGTGACTTACAGCTTCGCGCCGTTTGCCGTTTCATCTGGCGGCGGTGCTCGCGGCGGTGAGCGTTCCAACGCTGCTTTAGTCGCTGGTACGGATGCGATCTCTGTGAATTTGTTTGCAGAAGCGGTGCAGAGCCGTTACATACTAGAAATCAAAACCGTAAGCCTCGACCCGTTGACGTTTGCAGATGAGGCGCTGATTTCAACGGAAACTTGGCGAATCGCATCGTATGAAATGGACACAATAACGATAACGATGCGACTGACATCACCACTTGACGCAGTAAAAGCTCAGATACCTCGGCGCACACTGAGCACAGAATTGGTTGGTGCATTGCCAACCAGTGGCGCATTGGTTGTGGGCTGATGTGGCATCGCTGGATCGGGCTTCCCCATAAGTTTCGAGCGGATCCCAACGACGGCCAGGGGGCTGATTGCCTGATCATGACTTGGCACGTTTTAGACGCTGCAGGTGTCCCACACCCTGCATTGAATGATGAGTGGTTGAGCATGGCAGAACGCGGCGACCACGAAGGTCTAGCTCTGCTGTATCGAGAAAGTACAATAGACTTGGGCAAGCCGGAAGAATACGCAGTGACGATGTTCCGAGCTACGGACCATATTGGTATTGGCGTTGTCGTGGATGGTGGGTTATTGCATGTCAACAGGCGCAAAGGCGTCCAATGGATCCCGGTGGAACGGTGCAAAAAAATGGAATACCGGAGGTTTGAATAATGCTGCCATCTGATCGTTATATCGCTGAAATCCTTGGGCTCACTGAGGCGCAATATCGGCACTTCCAGATTGAGGCAAGGAAGCGTGCAGCGGAGGGACCGCGACCTGCTGTAACTGCAGAGGTCGCAACAGTTATTGCAATCATCAACCTTGTGATTGCCGTAGGTTCAATTGCAGTTTCGATGCTGCTGAAACCGTCCGCACCAAAAGCTCCGGGTGAGCAAGGCCAACCAACTCAACGCCAAGAGGAAGGCAGCACAGTCCTGCGAAACAGTCGGTTTGCGCCAAGATATGGCTTTGATTCGCAACAAGATATTGCAACGCTAGGCAGCATCATACCGATTGTTTACGCACGCAAAGAGAGAATATCTGGCACAGATTACGGCGGCATTCGTATCAACATGCCGATGATCTGGAACCAGATTCTGAGCTTAGGCGGCGGCCAAATGATACGTGGCGTATTTTTACTCAGTGAAGGCAACATTAGCAGTGTTGACCCAAATAACTTTGCAATCGGTAGCAGTACCTTGCAGGGCTATATTTTTGACAGCAACGCTGCAACTGAAGCGGCATCACGGGTAACGCTTTATCTCAGCAAAAATGGGGGCCGAATCGCTGGGGCTGACAGAGTAGCGGGCCGGTCAAATGCCAACGATGACGGCAGCTCTACTAGCTCAGATGTTTTTCAGGTTTATTGGAACGGAGCAGAGCGAACAGATTTCTGTTCGTCTAACCGTCCAAGTACCCAAACAACGTTTGGTGTTTATGCACCGATTGGCAACGACCTGATGTATAAGGTCAATCCTGTAATCAGTCCAGGCGTTCGCAGCCAAACGGGGCCGGGTAGCAGTGGTCAAGTGACCGTTGCCTGCCCGTTCGACGCGCCAAAGATGAACAAACGGGACAAATATCGAGCCAATTTTTCAACATTCAGTGGCATCAATCAGATCAATTCCACCGCAGGAACAAGCCCTGGAAACACGACTTCAGTCAGCGTTGGGAATACCGTCAGCTACAAGCTTTACAGCGCAAGTGACTGGGGAACTGTTTTCAGCGTCTATGGGAACTCAGACGATGATGCTGAAGCGAAAGATGTAGCGTCAGCTGTTGCTGCGTTGCAAAAAACTTGGGATGATCGGTTAGTAGAAGGCGAGTTGTATAAGATCGGGTCGGCTTTATGTGTTTGCACATACCGCACTCCAGAGGAGTTTGTATCACAGGCCGAACTAAATGGCAGCAACAATGGGGCTCAAGCTGTCGTTGCCGATTTCACTGTTGTTGAGCCTGGTTCTATTAAAAACTTCTCTGCGTCGAGACTCCAAGATGCAGGCGGCGACTCAGGCGCAAGGGAGAAAGCTACGACAGGCGGCCACCTTCTGCGCTATGCGCGGGGATCGGTGTCAACGTCCAGAGCATGTCAAGCAGTTGAAATCGGCCTGAAATCTACTCTTGGCATCAGAATAAACAACCTTTGCAACTTTAGAGACACAAAAACTTATGAATACGCCGATACGCAATGGTGTCAAGCTTTTGCAAACAATCCGCCGGAAGATATAGTTAATAACTTCTATCAAAGTGGAGTTATTTCTGCGCCAGTGCAGCGATATTCGTTTTTCAAAATTAAATACAGAACGGTTAGGAGCAGTAGCTGGACGGAGTTAAGCAATGCCTACGGGACCAGAAGTGAAACTCAGCAATCTGTTTTTAATTACATCCGTTTTGAGTTTAGCTCCACCAAGGTACGTGAATTTATGTTTGAACCTCTTTCAGGGTTTGAGGTTCGCCAAGATCTATACGGAAGCGGGTTGTACGTACTTGACCCTAAAAAAGGTCGAGCTACCATCTCCGATGGGGGAATAAGTGTTGTCTTTAATGGTGAAAGCATTGCACTTAATACAAGTAACTTTGGGATTACTTTTGGCAACGCTGATCCTGACTTAAGATCTGACTACGATTACAACGAAGAGACGAACTCGAACGACCCAGACCCTAGATACAACGGATTGCCCCTCGTAGACACCAATACTTACATCGACGACTATGGAAAATTAGCTGAAACTTTTGTTTACTCAGAAATCAGCAGCAGTGCAGACTCTGGGCCTGAACATAGCAT